AACGACGGCCCCTGCGGAGGACAAGCTCACCCTCGAAAAGGCCATCCAGCGCAAGATCGGCGCGGACGAGGACGGAGACATCGGCAAGGCATCGCTGGTGGACATCGCCACCTACGTCGGCGCGGACGGCTGCTGGCCCCTGACGGTCAAGCTGTACGGCTGCCCGTTTATCGTCTCAAAGGACATCTTGCCTTTCGCACCTCGCGCGGAACTGTCCGGCTGGGCCAATGCGATCAGCGGCAGCTTTTCCAGCGGTACGGACCCGTGGAGCATCCTTGTCAGCGAGGGCGCGGTGCTGTGCGGACATGCCTGCCACGAGCCGACCTACGGCCTCCCGGAGACGGTGCTGTATAAGCTCTACAGCGGCACAATAGGAATCAGGAGAGTGCGGACTGTGTCTGAACTGCCGGACGGGCTGCGCACGGCGGTCGGCGGGATGGGCCTCGAAAGCCTCTTCGACCCGGACGCGGAGGGATTCCGCATCTGTACCGCCGGAGGCAAAACGGAGGACTTCCGGGACCCGCTGCGGGACACCAACCACACGATCCTCGGCGTAAAGCGCGGCTACTGGTATCTTGGATATTGCCCGTCGATGACGGCCAAAGAAGTCAATACGCTGGCGTGGACGCTGGGGCTGGACGGCGCGATCATGCTGGACGGAGGCCACGTCGCCGCGATCAACGGCGGAGAGAGCTGGGCGAGGATCAACACGGATCAGATACAGTATTACGCCATTCAGGCGATCTGAGGAGGATACGATATGACGCTGGGAGAAGCGATTGCGGCCGGAAGGGCTCTGAAACCCGACGTGTACACGGACGAGCAGATGGCGGCGTGGATCTCCGATCTGGACGGGCAGCTCTCTCTGGAGCTGCTGGAAGCCGGCACCGCGACGGCCTATACATGGCCGGACAGCGCGGACACGGCGCTCCTGATCCCTTCTCCCTACGACGGGGTGTATCCGCTCTATATCGTGGCAATGACGGATTTCCACAACCGGGAGACGGATTCTTATCAGAACGACATGCAGCTCGTGAACGAGGCGCTTTACGAATATAAGGCATATTTCCGGAGGAACAACCGCCCGGCATACGCCGGCGGCTTCAAATGGCTGGGGGCGAAAGGCGAATGATGTACTTTCCTTCGCTTAAATACTCCGAGGCGGCCGTGAAAAAGCAGATCGTCCAGTTCCGCGGCGTCAACTACTCCGACAACGCGCAGGAGGGGGAGTTCTCCGCCTGCGAGAACCTGAGCTGCCGCAGGTATCCGTATCTTTCGCAGCGCAGGAAGCGGGTGGCCGTGGGGGACTACGCATCTCCCACGGCGATCACCGCATGGAACAGGTTCATCGTGGTGGACGGGACAAGCCTGCTGTGCGACGGGACCAAGGTCGGAACGGTGACGGCGGGGGAAAAGCAGTTCGCCGTCGTCAACACGAAGCTCGTCATCTGGCCGGACAAGGTGTACCTCGACATGTCCACCCTCGTCCTGCATCCGCTGGCGGCTTCCGTCACGGCGGCCGGCGCGGTGTTCACCACAAACACGATCACGCTCACGGGAACGGCGCTGACGAGTTCCTTCGCGGTGGGCGACTGCATCACGATCACCGGCTGCACGGTGAAGCCGGCAAACAACAAGGACGTCGTAATAACTGCGCTCACGGATACGGTAATCACCGCTTCCGCCGACGCCTTCACCGCCGGGACAGAAACTGCGGCCGTCACCTTTTCCCGGCGAATCCCGGCGCTGGACTACATCTGCGAATCGGAGAACAGGCTCTGGGGCGTGTGCAGCGCAGACCAGACGATCTACGCCTCTGCCCTGGGCGACCCGACGAACTTCTTCGTCTACGCCGGGGTGTCCACGGACAGCTACGCCGTGGCCGTCGGCAGCGCGGGAGACTTCACGGGGATCTGCCGCCTCTCCACGTCGGTGTGCTGCTGGAAAAGCAACATCCTGCACAAGATCCTCGGCAGTTACCCGGCGGAATACGCCCTCTACACCTACGGCATCGCCGGGGTGCAGGCGGGAAGCGCAAAATCCATGCAGGTCATCAACGACGTGCTCTACTACAAGGCGCCCGACGGCGTGTACGCCTATTCCGGCGGCACGCCTTCCCTTATATCCTCGGCTTTCGGAAACGTGCGGTTCTCTCAGGCCGTGGCCGGCACGGACGGGCAGCGTTACTGCGTCTCCATGCACGACGGCAGCGCGTGGTCGCTGCTGGTGTACGACACCCGCACCGGGCTCTGGCTCAGGGAGGACGACACGAAGGCGGTGGATTTCTGCCTGTACGGAGGCTCGCTCTACATGCTCTCCTCCGACGGAAGCGTCTACGCCCTGGACGCCGGGACCGGGAGCGAGACGGTGAGCTGGAGCGCCGTGTTCGCGCCTTTTTATGAGACTGCGCACGCGAAGAAGTATTACTCCACGCTGTACCTGCGGCTGGAGCTGGGGGCCGGCGCGTACGTCAGCGCGGAGACACGCTGCGACGGCGGACTCTGGGAAAAGGCCGGCACCGTGCGTGGGAAAAGCACCGCAATCCTTCCGGTCCGCCCGCGGCGCTGCGACAAATTCGAGCTGCGGCTCTCCGGCAGCGGAGAGTGCGCGGTGCTCTCTTTGGTGCGGGAGCTTCGCGCCGGCACGGAGGTGTGACATGCCCGTATTTTCAAAGGATCTGAACGCTCTCGACAAGGCGGACGTGCCCGGTTCCCTCGGCGCCCTGGAAAGCTACATCGCCTACATGAAGGAGTGCATCGAGTTTTCCGATACCAAGACGACGAAGACGCTTTCCGCCTCCGGCACGACGACCGCGGAGGTCGTGCTTATCCTGAAGGACATGCAGAATACGCTTTCTGCCCTGACATCGACGGTCAGCTCCCTTACGGGAAGGATAAGCGCGCTGGAGACGTCCGCAGCCGCGCTTCAGACCACGGTATCCGCGCTCCAGACCTCGGTATCCACTTTGCAGGCAGATCTCACCGCGCTCACCGCCAGGGTGAAGGCGCTCGAAGATAAATCCGCTTAACGGAGGTCAGTGATATGGCAGTAAATTACGAAAAGGACAAGGACTATTCGGCGCTGATTCAGCAGGCGGCGGCCTCCGGGGATTACACCTCGGCGGCGAACTACGAGCAGCAGCGCAACGCCAAGATAGCCGGGGAGGGTCTGGACTATACGCCGACCAGCAGCTACGCCGGGTATCTGGACAAGACGGATTACTCGGACATCCTGCGGGAACAGATGGCCTCCGGCGCGACGGCGGACGCGGTGCAGAACACGCTGGACAGGCGAAAGGCAAAGGCACAGGGCACCGTAGGCATGGAGCAGTACGCCAACGACGCCGTGTCCCAGGCTGCGGCGCAGTACGTCAAGGACAACACCGCGCCCGTGTACAACTCCAAGTATGACGATGTGATCAACACGATGTACAACCGGATAATGAACATGAATTACCCGGACTGGCAGAACGGCAGCGAGTACAAGGCCCTTGCGGACAAGTATGCGGCCAACGGCAGGACGGCCATGCAGGACACGCTGGGGCAGGTCTCCGCCCGCACGGGCGGCCTTGCAAGCTCCTACGCGGCCAGCGCAGGGAACCAGGCGTACAACGACTACATGACGAAGCTCCAGGACGCCGCGCAGAGCATGTACCAGAACGACCTTTCCGATCAGTACAAGAAGCTGGACATGCTGGAAGCGCTGGACAGCAGCGATTACGCCAAGTATCAGGATCTCCTCTCCCAGTACAACACCGGGCGCAGCTACAGCCAGAGCGCCTATCAGTACAACAAGAGCTCCGAGACGGACGCGGCGAATACGGCGTACAGCCAGAACGAGGCGAAGGCGCAGACGCTGGCGGCAGCCGGAGATTTCAGCGGCTACAAGGATCTTTATGGCCTCACCGATGCGCAGGTCGCAGGCATGGAATCGGCGTACAAAAAGGACGACCAGGAGGCGCTGGCAAAGCTCTACGCGCAGTACGGCATCTACGACAAGTACGTCCAGCTCCTGGGCGGCAGCGCCGAGGACGCATCAAAGCTCAACGGACTTTATGCGGCGGCGAACGCCGTCACCAGTTCAGGCGGATCGTCCGGAAGCTCCGGAAGCTCCGGAAGATCCAGAAGCTCCGGCAGCCGTTCCAGCGGAAGCAGCTCCGGCAGCAGCTCCGGAGGAAGCGACACGAGTACGATGGCCAGCGATATTGCCGCGTACGTCGCAACCGGCGGAAATGCGGATACATATCTGAAGCTCCACTACAAGGAGTACGGATTCACATCCCTGTCAACGGCGAAAGCGGCGTATGCGGACTATACACTCACGCAGACGAACGACACGTACAACGCGGCGGCGTCGAATTACAGGTCGGTACTGGCCGCCTGTCAGAACATGCAGTCCGCCGGAAGCTCGAAATCCGAAATTCTGGCGGCGATCAAGGATGCGTGGAAGTCCGGAGTTCTGAATCAGGTAGACTACATGACTTTGACAAATAAGTTCCGCGGTTAAGGAGGAGCATATGTCTGATCCGAAAAGCGCGCTCAGAAAGTGGCAGCAGAAATACGGAGTAAACGGCGGAAGCGAGACGGAGGAGGAAAGCGCCTCCGCTTCCGCGTCCGCAGCGTCCTCCCCTGCGGCGTCAAGAACCGTAACCCCTGTATCCGAGGCCGCGTACAAGGTCTATTCGGCTGCGGACGAATGGCTGAACAGGTATGATCCCGCGCGCAGGTCTCCCTCTTCCGGGATTCCTCTCGTCGCGGACCAGTCGAACGCACTGTACCAGGCGGCACGGGATACAGTGCAGGAGCAGAAAAACGGCATCAACCTTGCTTACGGGAACGC